CGAAATGATAGGCCCCCCAGTATATCCGGTCTCACCTAATGCAGAACGACCAGCTGATCTGAGGGGGCAGGATCAGAGGTCTCTCGGTCACCAGCTCTCACCGCAGGAAATCGCTCGACAGCAAGAAGCGGCCTTGATCGGTCACCGGCGCTCACCGCAGGAAATCGCTCGACAGCAAGAGGCAAAAGCTGCTTATCAGGCTTCCCCAGCATTCGCGGCAGCGCAGGCTATGATGAGCCAGCCCTTGAAGTACGAGAGGAGAGGTTCTCCTCTCCAACAGATAGGCGCAGGCAGTAGTCCTTTTGGGTCAGGAAACATGCGCCAAGCAGTGATGGGGCAGCCTTCTCCCCGTCAGGCACAATCTCAAGGGATTGTCCCAATGTTGGCTGGCCCGCGTGAATACTCCCTCAGACATAACTGGCAGTAGTGTGCCATTATCTAAAATTCAATTTGCTCCGGGTGTTAATAAAGAAGGAACCGAATACACGGCTGACGCTGGGTGGTTTGACTCGGATAAGATAAGGTTTAGAAAGGGGCGTCCAGAAAAGATAGGTGGCTGGCGGAAATATACAATAGAGTATTTTTTAGGCATTTGTCGGTCTATTTATGATTGGGCATCTCTGGAGTCAATAAAATATATAGGGCTAGGAACTAATCTTAAATTTTATATTGCCGAAGGAAGTTCCTTTAATGATGTAACTCCTGTCAGGTCAACAACATCTGCTGGAGATGTTACTTTTGCCGCAACAAATGGGTCTTCTACCTTAGCAGTTACAGATACAGCGCATGGAGCCGTTGTAAATGATTTTGTTACATTTTCTGCCGCAACGACTCTTGGCGGCACTATAACCGGAACGGTATTAAATCAAGAATACCAGATAGCCTCTGTCCCAACGGTTAACACCTATACCATTACAGCTAAAGATACTGATGGCGACGCGGTAACGGCCAATTCTAGCGATTCCGGGGATGGGGGCTCCAATACCGTGGGTGTTTACCAAATAAACACGGGGCTTAATACGTTTGTCAGTGGTACTGGCTGGGGGGCTGGTTCGTGGGGAGACAGCACATGGGGCAGCGCAAGCTCTGTGGCTTCTTCTGGGCAATTAAGGCTGTATAGCCAAGATAATTTTGGTGAAGATTTAATCTTCAATATTAGAGGCGGCGGCGTTTATTATTGGGATGAATCAAGCGGAACCGGGACAAGAGGTATTCCGTTAACATCGTTAGGGTCTGCATCTAATCCACCAACTATTGCATTGCAGGTTATGGTTTCCGATACAGACCAGCATGTTATTGCTTTTGGGACAAACCCGATTGGTTCTTCTGATATAGACCCGCTTTTCGTTAGATTCTCCGATCAGGAAAATGCGGCAGACTGGACTCCAACAGCTATTAATACTGCTGGCGGTGTTCGTATTAATTCTGGCTCTGAGGTCATAGGGGCCATCCAGACAAGACAAGAAATTCTTATTTGGACGGATGCCAGCCTGCATTCCATGAGGTTTATTGGCGCTCCATTTACTTTCCAGTTTTCTCGGTTAAGTACTGACATATCAATGATATCGCCTAATGCAGCAGTTAATGCCAGAGGCGTTGTTTACTTCATGGATAGGGGTAATTTTTATATGTATAACGGGGCAGTTCAGCCACTGGCTTGCACCGTAAAGGATTATGTTTTTTCCAACTTAAACAAAGACCAGTCGTTTAAGGTTTTTGCTGCTGAGAATAATGATTACAATGAGGTAATTTGGTTTTATCCTATAGGTTCCGCTGACACCGAGGTAACCAATTATGTCTCTTATAACTATGAAGAAGGTCTTTGGGCTGTAGGAACGATGGCTAGAGGCGCTTGGGTTGGTGGAAGTACACGGCAATACCCTCTGGCCTGTTCTGCTATAGACGGGGGTAACAATTATTTATATGAGCAGGAAGTTGGTTATGACGCGGATGAGTCTCCAATGACCGCCTATATTGAGTCTGGCGACCTTGAGATTGGAGAAGGTGAATACTTTATGTTTATGAAGAGGATTATCCCGGATTTTTCTTTTAGCGGGAATCAATCGGATGCCTCAACTGACATCATCGTTAAAGGCAGCAATTTCCCTTTAGAAACGGCAGCTGTCCTTTCAACGTCAACAGTAACTCCGAGTACAACCCAGTCTTATGTGCGGAATAGAACAAGGCACTCTGTTGTCAGGGTAGAGAGTAGCGGGACTGGCTATGGCTGGAGGCTCGGGGGGCTTAGGTTTGATATGCGTCAGGACGGGAGGCGGTAATGGCTTCCAGAAGAGACAACCCTTTACCGGCATCTCGCCCAGAGTATGACTTTGAGAACGAGGCAATCACAAGAAGAACGATAGAGCTTACCTTCCAAACTCTTGAAAACGATGTTGAGCTGGCAAAGACCCAAGGAGACAAAACCGGCTCTCTTGCAGTGAGGAGGTTTCAGTTTCTCCTCATGGGGGCTTCATGACCGATGTTATAAAAAGTTTAGGACAGTTAGCTCCGGCAGCGACAACAGTAACAACCCTTTATACGGCCCCGAACTTAACACAGACAACAGTTAGTTCTTTGGTTGTATGCAATAGAGATGGTTCAGCTGCGACATTTCGGGTGAGCTTTCATGTTGCGGGAGCCTCGGCAGATGATAAGCAGTATTTATTTTATGATAAGGCAATTTCTGGGAATGAAACCATTACGGTGGTAATAGGTATGTGTTTCGCTCAAACAGATGTTATAAAAGTCTATGCAAGCACTACAAACTTATCATTCAATCTATTTGGAGTGGAGACAAGTTAATGTATTCTAATAATCCCCCTATGCGGGGCATAGCCAATAGCATGGCTCAACATGGACGGTATGGCGACAGCATGCTTGTCCATATGAATCCCCATGAAGTTCAGGGAATTGCTGCCCTTTCTCCTACAGGAAAACTGACAACCAACCCCATTACTGGTCAGCCTGAAGCGTTCTTGCCTTTTCTAGCACCTTTGCTTGGTAGTATGTTTGGTAGCACCATACTTGGGGGTCTTGGATCTGCCCTTGGATCAACTGCCTTGAGCGGCCTTGGTGCTGCGTTAACTAGCGTGGCTGGCAACGCTGCCTTGTCTGGAGCTATCGGTTCAGGGCTGGCAACAACGGCTGTAACCGGAGATCTTGAAAAAGGCATTATGTCTGGCATTACTGGTTTTGGCTTGGGTAAAGCTGTAGAAGCTGCTGGAGCTGCATTAAATCCTCAGATAGGTGAAACTGCAGCGGCCTTGGGGGATGCGTCAACGGTTGCTTCAGAGGCTGGGAAAAACTTAGCATTAACAGCAGCAGAAACTGCAGATCCAATAGCTAAAGCAATAGAAATGGGGGCAGCACCGGCAACAAACCCTTTGACCGGAGAGTTGGTAAACCAAGGGTTTTCTCCAGCAGCAGTGACAGATCCTTTGACTGGAGCTGCAATGAATCCAGCTTTAAACCCATCTCAAATAGCTATGGCAGATCCAATGCAAAAGCTGCTTGATGCAGAAGGGGTTAGGAATACAGCAAATGCAAAGGTAGCAAACCTATCAGAACAATTAAGTTCTTTAAGGGGCTCCCAAACTGCAGGAGATAAGATCCTTGCCCCATTCAAACAGCCCGGAGCTTTTGGGAAAAAACTTCTAGAGCCCGGAGTTCTTACACCAATAGCAATTGGCGAAGGCCAAAGAGCGCAAATGCAAGCTGTAGAGGAAGCTGAAGAGAGGAACCGCAGGTTCAAGAGAAAGAGGGAAGAAGATTACCGAAGGAATGCGGCAATCATGGAGGATGCTTACGATCAATTAGACCAGGATTATCCGGGGTATAAAGTAGCGCGTGACTCTCAATATGCTGCGGCAGGGGGAATCACATCTATAGATCCTAACAATTACATGGATAATATTAAAGGATTACAGCGCCTCGCTGGCGGCGGTGTTGTTATGCAAAAAGCAATGACTAATGGTGATGCTTTAAATATGCCAAGCTTTGATCCTACTAGTAACTTTGGTGGCTCTATCCCACCTTGGTTGGAGGATACAGGGCTGTACAAGGCCGGGGCCGCCCCTCGCCAAGGCGCGCTTAGAGGGACAGAAGTTATATCCCCTGAAGAATTGGTTGGGTACAGGCCCGGATTTAGCCCTGAAATTAATTACTTTAGGACTCCCGCCAATCCAGACTCGGCCAATCAACCACCTATTGTCACTCCTGACCATCCGCCGAATGGGTACCCACCCTATGACAACCACCCTTTCAATTATAACCCCATTGACCCTAATTTTAATCTTGCAGATTTGCTTAACACCGAAGCAGGGGCCGCTAATATTGCCACCTTGCGTGATGCTTTAAATATCCCAAGCTTTGATCCTACTAGCCTTCAAGATCAAATAGATGCTAATAGAGAATTAGCCAGTACTCCCTCGTTTGATCCAGAATCTTTTAAGTCAGATATTCTTTCTAATATGCCCAGCTTTGATGCATCTGGATTGCAAGAAAGATTATCTGCTGTAGAGAACAGAAACATCCCCGGCTTTGATGCGTCTGACTTACAAAGTCAGATAGATGCAATGAGAAATCAACCCGGATTTGATGCTTCAGGTCTACAAGAGCAAATAAATGCTCTTAGAAATCAACCCGGATTTGATGCTTCAGGTTTACAAGAAAGATTATCTGCTGTAGAGAACAGAAACATCCCCGGATTTGATGCTTCAGGTTTACAAAGTCAAATAGATGCAATGAGAAATCAACCCGGATTTGATGCTTCAGGTTTACAAAGTCAGATAGATGCAATGAGAAATCAGCCGGGGTTTGATGCTTCAGGTTTACAAGAAAGATTATCTGCCATGGAGAATAGAGAGATACCCGGATTTGATGACTCCGCTCTTAGAGAGATGATTGCGGCTAATACAGAACAATTTGGGCAAATACCTTCATTTGATGCTTCAGGTTTACAAGAAAGATTATCTGCCATGGAGAATAGAGAGATACCCGGATTTGATGACTCCGCTCTTAGAGAGATGATTGCGGCTAATACAGAACAATTTGGGCAAATACCTTCATTTGATGCTTCAGATATCCAAGGGCAAATAGATGCTCTTAGAAATCAGCCCGGATTTGATGCTTCAGATATCCAAGGGCAAATAAATGCTCTTAGAAATCAGCCCGGATTTGATGCTTCAGGTCTACAAGAGAGACTATCAGCATTAGAAACAAGGGAAACTCCCGGCTTTGATGCATCTGACTTACAAAGTCAGATAGATGCAATGAGAAATCAGCCGGGGTTTGATGCGTCTGACTTACAAAGTCAAATAGATGCAATGAGGAATCAGCCGGGGTTTGATGCTTCAGGTTTACAAAGTCAAATAGATGCAATGAGGAATCAGCCGGGGTTTGATGATGCTGCCCTCAGGGAAATGATCGCTGCTAATACTCAAAATATAAGTAACGCTCCGGGGTTTGATGATGCTGCCCTCAGGGAAATGATCGCTGCTAATACTCAAAGTATAGGTAACGCTCCGGGGTTTGATGATGCTGCCCTCAGGGAAATGATCGCTGCTAATACTCAAAGTATAGGTAACGCTCCGGGCTTTAATGATGCTGACCTCAGAGCGATGATCGCTGCTAATACTCAAAATATAAGTAACGCTCCGGGGTTTGATGCTTCAGGTCTACAAGAGCAAATAAATGCTCTTAGAAATCAACCCGGATTTGATGCTTCAGGTTTACAAGGGCAAATAGATGCTCTTAGAAATCAGCCCGGATTTGATGCTTCAGGTCTACAAGGGCAAATAAATGCAATGAGGAATCAGCCGGGATTTGATGATGCTGCCCTCAGAGCGATGATCGCTGCTAATAGCCAGCAAATACAAAATGCTTTAAGTGCTCAACCGGGGTTTGATAATGCACCATCTTTTGATCCATCTCGGTTTAACCCCGGTTTTGATCCATCTCGGTTTAACCCCGGTGAAGGAATGGCAGAAGGGCGCTTAGTTGAGAGCGAATTGGCTGATGAGTCTATGCTTGAGACAAAGGAAACCAATGGGCAATTAGTGATTGAAAGGGCTGTTATGGCAATATCTGGAGAACTGTCGCCAGAAGATTCGGAATCAGCAATTAATATGTTCCTTGATGAATTTGGCCCTGAGGCTTTCCAGTTTCTGAGAGAAAAAGTTCTTCAAGATATAGTTCCCGGAGCACAGATAGAAGGAAAGATCAGCGGGGCTGGGTCTGGTATGGGTGACGAAGTTACTGGAATGATCGGGAATCAGCAGCCTGTAGCCGTTAGCCCCGGAGAATATATAGTTCCTGCGGATGTGGTTTCTGGTATAGGTGACGGGAGTACGGATGCCGGGGCAGCGGAACTTGATGAAATGCTAGAAAGGGTTCGCATGGAGAGGACTGGAACTACAGAACAGCCGCAGCCTATGCGGAGGGGGGGAGGTTTGCCAGCATGATAGAGCCTATAGAGTTAGCAGAAATAAAGGGGTTCAGAGATTTAAAAAAGGAGCCAAGGGTTAGGGCCAAGTCTGACAAAAGAGAACAGACTCATTCTATCGCTCTTGTTCCAACTAATCATCTCCAGCATATTTGGCCTGATGTAAGAGATCAGCTTTCAAAGGCTATCGCAAGATCTAAAGGGCGCTGGACGACGGAAATGCTGTTTGTTTCTATCCTTAATGGGCAACAACATCTTTGGGTTGCGTTTGATGCAAACAAGAATATAGACGGGGTTGGTACAACAGAGCTTATCGAGTATCCCGGAAAACGAATGCTGGCTGTTCAGTTCTTAGGTGGCAATAATTTTAATGACTGGGTTTGGGATATGCTGGCAAGATTTAATGATTGGGCCAGAGATAACCATTGTGGTGGGATAGAAGCAACCGCTAGGATGGGGTTTTGGAAATGGTTAGAACAAGACGATTTTGAGCGTTCTTATGTAATATTTGAGAAGAGGTTTAACGATGAGTAAAGGGGGAGGCTCCAGTGGGCCACAAGAAGTAGTCCAAACTACTAGTAATTTACCAGAATATGCTCGCCCTTATTTTGAGGAACTGCTTGGACGCACGACGTATGAGAGTACCCGTCCATACGAGGCGTACCCCGGGCAGCGCATAGCTGATTTTAACCCTTATGAACAAATGGGGATGCGGGGCATGTATGACATGGCCTCTCAGGGGACACCACAGCAATTAAACATGGCCTCTGATATTGCATCTCAAATAGGTTATCAAGATAGCAATATGGGGCTTAACCTTGCTCAAGGATTTAACCCGCAGCAGGTTAGTTCTGGTTACAATGCGGGGACATTTGATCCGTGGTATGCCGCTGGTCGTTTAGGTCAGGGGTATAGGGCAGATCAAAGACAAGGTGGTTATAATGCTGGAGCATTTGATCCGGGATATAATGCTGGCGATTTAGATCAGGGATATAGAGCAGGCCAAAGACAGGCTCGTTATGAGGCTGGGCCATTTGACCCCGGTTATGATGCCCGTGATTTAAGCCAAGGCTATCAGGCACAGCAAAGACAATCCGGTTACGAGGCTGGCCCATTTGACCCCGGCTATGATGCTGGGACTGCAACGCAAGGATACGTTCCGGGTTCTATTTATTCTCAATTAAAACCTCAAGATGTGGAGATGGACTACAGGGCTCAAGCAAGAGATCCGGGCTATCAAGCTGGAGATTTGCGATCTGATTATAAAGCTGGCCCGATTGACCCCGGTTATGACGCAACAACCAGAGAGTCTGAATTTACTGCCACCCCCTCAAAATCTGAATATAAGGCTGGCACTATTAGCCCCGGGTATTTCGCTGGCGATCTTAATCAAGATTATTCTGCTAGGGACTTAACGAGTCAATATGCTGGTGATTTAAAGACAGGGCCAGCATTTGAAGCTGGAACACTTGCTGACAAAGAATCCTTAGAAAAATATATGAACCCTTACCAGCAGTTGGTAACGGATACACAAAAAAGAGAAGCTCAAAAACAAGCAGATATACAGGCTTCAAATATCTCCCAGCAAGCGACTCAGGCTGGAGGTCTTGGTGGTTACAGAGAAGCTATTATGCAGTCAGAGCTTCAAAAGGGAACCGCCGAACAGCTTGCCGATATACAAAAAACGGGTGACGTAGCTGCCTATCAACAAGCACTTCAGGCTTTTGAGCAAGATAGAGCTGCAAGACTTCAAGAAGCCCAGTATGGGCTTACCGCAGGACAGGCTAAGGATCAGGCGAAACAAGAATCAGAACGGTTCCGACAATCGGCATTTCAAACGACAGAGCAGGCGAGGCAGCAGCAGCAGGATATGTCGATACGGTCATTCGAGGTTGGAGAAAGAGCCAAACAAGAGGCGGCGAATCTCGGTCTGAATGCCCAGCAACAGGAAGACGCAGCGAGACAGGCACAGGAACAATTTAGGCAGGGTGCTTTTGGTCAGACGATGGAAGGTGGAGCCCAAGAAGAACAGCTCCAGCAAAGAGCTTTTGAGTTTGGCGAGCAGGCTAAACAAGAGGCTGCCCGTTTAGGATTAAATGCTACGCAACAAAAAGAGGCTGCGAGGCAGGCCCAAGAGCAGTTTAAGCAGGAGGCTTTTAGTAAAAGAGAAAGTGGCAAGCAAACTCAAGAACAACTTGATCAAGCCGCGCATAATGCTGGAGAAGCAGCTAAGCAAGAAGGAGCAAGGCTAGGGCTTAGCGAACAAGAGCAAGAACAAAGAGGGAGGGAGGCTAGTGAGCAATATCGGCAATCTGCCTTCCAGCAAACAGAACAAGGGAAACAAAGGAAACAAGAATTTGAGGCCCAGAGATTCCAAATACAGGAACAAGCTAAGCAGGAGGCCGCAAGACTTGGCTTGAACGCCCAGCAGCAAGAAGACGCTGCGAAACAAGCTGGCGAACAGTTTGAGCAATCCCAGTTTCAACAGAATGAGCAACTTAGAATTGCTCAGCAACAAGAAGAGAGAGGCGCTTATCAAGCTGGAGAACAAGCCAGACAAGAGGCCGCCAGCCTTGGCCTAAACGCCCAGCAACAAGAGGACGCAGCGAGACAGGCACAGGAGCAGTTTGGGCAAGCGCAGTTTCAGCAGAATGAACAACTTAGAATTGCCCAACAGCAAGAAGAAAGGGGTGTTTATCAGGTAAGAGAGCAGGCTAGGCAGGAAGCTGCCAGACTTGGCTTGAATGCTCAACAACAAGAAGATGCTGCTAGACAAGCGCAGGAACAATTTGAACAATCTCAGTTTCAGCAGAATGAACAGCTTAGGGTCGCCCAACAACAAGAGGAAAGAGCTGCTTATCAAGCCAGAGAACAAGCCAGACAAGAAGCTTCAAGACTTGGTCTGTCGGCGCAGGAAACAGAGGATAGGGCCAGACAAGCAGAAAATGCTGCACGGATGAGGGCTCAAGAGTTTAATGTTGGGTCAGCAGAGAGCCAAGCAAAGCTTGCCTTGTCGGGTTACGGGATGGATCAGGCGTCCAGAGACCAACAGCTTGAGGCGGCAAGAATGCTTGGTCAGTTTGGTGGTCAAGACCAAACAATGGCCTACGAGAGACTGCGTAACCTTCAGGCTGCTGGACAAATGCAGAGAGAAATGGGCCAGCGCGGCATGGATATGGGATACCAAGACTTCTTGCGCCAGCAGGCGTTTCCAAAAGAACAACTGTCTTATTTTAGTAATATGCTTAGGGGTCTGCCAATAGCTACGGGAACTACAAGATCCATGTATGGGAGAGAAACAAGTCCATACCAGCAGGCTCTTGGTGCGGGTATTGGTGGTGTTGGCCTTTATAGGGCATTAGCAGGAGGTACTTAATGGATATTCTTCAAAGAGAGGACATGATTAAGGGGTTACCCGATGCCGTCTTATTTCAAAAGGCTCAGGAAACAGGAGCGGATCAGTTTCTCTTTGTTTCTGAAATCCAGCGCAGACAGAAAATGCGGGATAGGTATGCTAAATCTCAGAGTGATCAACCCGAAGAAACAATTGTAGAGCAAATACTTAGTGGTGGTATTGCAGAGGTTGGTCAGCCTAATAAAGATATGCAGGCCGCTATGTTAAGCGGAATGCCCCCACCGCAGCCACAAGGCCCACCTATGGGAATGCCCCCACAAGGGCCACCTATGGGAATGCCCCCACAAGGAATGCCCCCACAAGGGCCACCCATGGGTATGGCCCCACAAGGAATGCCCCCGCAAGGAATGCCCATGGGAATGCCCCCGCAAGGAATGCCCCCGCAAGGAATGCCCATGGGAATGGCTCCACAAGGGATGGCTAGTGGCGGCGTTGTTCGTATGGCTGAGGGCCGAGGTGTTGCCTTTCCGACCAATACGCCTCATTTACTCGAAAATCAAAATCATAACGTCCCTGTTTTGGTAGATAAGGCAGGGCAGCCCAGTATGAAGCTCAGTAGCGCTATCACTGTTGACGGGAGGAGGGGATCGCTAGATAGGGAGCTTCTTGATCTTGCATTAGCAGATAAAACACCAACAGAGACCGTTAAAAGAGATGTTATGGCTAATACGCCTCGACAAGAAATGGCTAGTGGCGGCGTTGTTCGTATGTATGGGGGCCGAGGTGCTCCCTATGCTGCACCGACCGGGGAGACACTTGAAGAAAGGGTTTATAATTTAATGCGGGATAACGATGACTATGCTAACTCTCAGAGTAGTCAACCCGAAAAAGCATACTCCGACCAAACAGTTGGGGAATTGCTGGCAAGCCTAAGGCCAACGATGACGACGCTGACTTACGACGAGCAACTTGCCAAGGTCGCCGCCGAGGACGCCGCCGCCGAGCAACAAGCAGCGAAGGACAGGGCATCGGTGAGCTCATGGCTGACTTCCTTAGCGGCCCCTAGTTCTGCTCCAACCGTTGGGGATTATCTGGGGGATGCCGCTGCAGCATATTTTATAAAGCGGGCCGCGGCGAGGGAGCGGCGAGGGAGCGGGCCCGAGAACGACGATGAAAGCCAACAACAAGATGTTGAGCCGTGGTGGAACCAACCATATTCTGTTCTTTCAGATCTTCGTCGTCGCCAACGGCCTTCGCTTATTAATATTGCGGCTAATACAGAACAATTTGGGCAAACACCTTCATTTGATGCTTCAGATATCCAAGGGCAAATACCAGCTCTGAAACCATATTCTGTTCTTTCAGGGGCAGAGCAGCCCCCAACCGGGGGTGCTCTTCTACTTGGGTTTAGTGATAAAAACCCTGAAAATGTAGGCCCTCCTGTTCGGAGAGATGGGGCTGCGGAGACGACCCTTCAGAGCCAACCTCCATCATATACTAGCTTGGCGGAAAGGATGCTTGCAGAAAAACGTCCAAATGAAGGAGTAGATTATATTGAGGCAAAAAACCTTCTTCGTGAGCATCGGAAAGAATTTGATACCCTCCGAGAGAAGCGGCGAGAGTCAGCTAAGCCGGTAATTAATTATAAGGAACATGCGCTTGATTATGGGAAGCTTATTACTGAGCAGGAATCAAGAGCTAGAAAGATAAGGGAGGATGCTAAAAAATCAGCAGGGGCGCAGGCTTTAATTCATCTTGGGGCTGGGATAGCAGAAGGCGATCTTGCCAAAGGGCTGCGAGGAGCCGCCGAATCTGCCTCTGAAACGACGAGGTTGGGAAGGCAGGAAGCCACAGCAGAAGAGAGGCTGGCTAGAACCATGCAGATAGCTGAAGCAGAATCAAATATGGATCTTGGCATTAGACAGCAAGAATCAGCTCTGGCCCAGTATGAAAACGATAGAACCAGAGCCTTGGAGGAATTTGGGATTGAGGGCGAAATGATAAGAGATCAAGTCGGTCTTGAAATGAAGGCAGCGGAGATGAAATACGCAGAAACTGTGGCAGCGTATGAAGCAAAAAGAGACCAATTCATTAGCGCAGCTCAAATGCTGTATTATGGTGATCTTGGAAGCAAACCAATGGAAGACCAGTTTAGAGAGGCAATGAGAACTGGCGCAGCTAATATAAAAGCAACGGTGGACGCTTACATAATGAGCGACGAAGGTAGAGACGCTACTCCAGCGCAGTTGGCTAATTTTATAAAGAAGATAATGGATGATGCTTTAGCAACCTATGGTGGGGATCACCCGCAGGCGAGAGATGCTAGAGACAGACAGAAAGCTCTGGCAACGAGGGGGGGATATAAGGTTGAGGTTGTTGAGCAGTAAGCATGCCGATATATACCGTTACAGATCCAACGACAAACCGGACGCTTCAACTTACTGGGGATCATTTTCCAACAGAGGAGGAGCTTGA